ATATAATTTATATTTCTCTGGGTCTTCTCTTATTTTTTGATATTGTTTTTTTGCTGTCTCACGTGTTTTTTCTCTATGATTTTTTGAATAATTTCTCATTCGTTCTAAATGTTTTTCGTACATAAATTTTGCTTTTTCTTCATACGTTATATTATCCATCTTCTTATTGTTATATACTATAATATTCTCTTTATATAGTTTAAGACATAAATATATTATCCAACCTTTTCCATTTCAATCATTAAAATATATTCACTCGTTCCAGCGTATAAATTAGTTCTGGATATTCCACTTCTGAGTGTAACTCTAATTTCATAACCAGGTCTATAATTCCAATAAAAATTTGTATTATCTTGTGGTCCAGCAAAATAATATGAAGTTGAACTCGTAGTATTAATTGCTTGTCTAGCAGAACCTAAACAATAACTAACTTGATTTCCTCCTGTTGCACTAGCAGAATATGCTTGCTGAACATTTTGAGTTTGTAAATAAATAGTTGGGAAGACATTAGGAGCTGCAGTATTTTCTAATGAACTTCTATAAGACCATCTACATTTATAATTTCCTTCAGGTATATTAGTATTGTTAAATAAATAAGTTTGGTCATTGACACTGACAAAACGTTGGTAATAATCGGTTGAATTCACTACAAGAACATATTTATCAAATGGCATAATATAATATAATAATAAAAAAAATTATATGATATTATGTTTCTTTAAGTTTCATCAACTCTAAATGTTTATTTGTTTTTTTATGTTTCGATGTACCAGAACGAGAAATTTTACAGCCACATTCACAATAAATTTTTTCATTTAGTTTTTCACATCTCTTTTCTTTATTTTCTTCACGATATTTTTTTATTTTTTGTAATATTTCATTTTTATTTTCATCGTAATACATTTTTCTTTGGTCTGTAATTTGTTTTTTATTTTCACTACGATATATTTTATTTTTTTCTAAAAGTTCATGTTTATTCATTTCATACCATTCTTCATATGTTCTATTTGGAATGACTTTATTTAAAGTAGCATTTAAATTTTCTATGTATTCACGTTCCTTCCGTTCTGCTTGTAATTTATTTTCACACGAATGCTCTTCAATCATTACCATATCCCAATTATCCCAATTTCCATTATCACGAATAAATTTATATACATTATAATTATATGATTTATTATTTTCAGTAATACAACAATATTTATGTCTATTTTTTCTTTTTGTGAAATCTGTCGTATGTCCTACATAAATATCTTTTATTTCTGGATTTTTACAACACAATTTATAAATAATTGTCTTGGAATAATCAATTTCTTTTCTTGGCATATTGTCTTATATTATTTTATAATTTCTCTTTAAATGCTTTTAAACAAACATGCTTTGTGCACCACGAGCAGTTTCAGCAACTTCACCAGCACGACGTTGAATATCTCTGATGTTCTCGAGGCCAGATCCGACCCCACGAACTGGGCGATAATTTGCTGGATTTGTTAAACCAGATACTTTACCAGCAGTTACTTGTCCTAATTTAGCAGCACTTCCTACAGCTCCAGCAGCACCAGCTAAAGCACCTCCTACTAGTGGAATAGATGAAGTGATAGGCGAAGCGGCTATTTTATTACTAATTTTGGATACCTTACCTAATACGTCGGCAACATTTTGTGATTGTTGTGAAATCTTTTCAGCTACTTGTGGTAAATCTTCTTTGACAGCTTTAACTGCTCCAGATGCCTTTTTAAACACGTCTTGTCCTACTTCTTGTGTCTTCTTAAAAACATTTTGCGCTCCACCGCTAACCTTTTTAAATACAGATGAAAGACTTTTCATATATATTATACTTTTAAAAAAATTATTCTTGAATTAGCAATTCATCGTGGTTTACAAATATTCTATTATTATCTGAATTAATATATAAAAAATTATGTGGTCTACTAAATGCTATTTTACCAACATCATTAACCAACTCTTTATCATTCTCTTCGAGTATTTCGTCAAATATTTCTATAAGAGTTTTTTTATTAACTTTAAAAATAAAAAAATTTACAAATAATCTTCTCATTTCTTTACTAACAGAATAAAATGTCTGGACTAAAAATATTACTGAAATACGCATATGACGTCGATTCATCATCAATTCATTAAATAATTTCAATGTTGATTTTGATTTTAAATATGCTCCCATATCATCAAATATAAGACAAAATTTATATTTAGTTTTATATTCATTGTCATTATCTGCTTTACACAATTCCATCACTTCATATAAATTATCAAAATTCAATTCATCGTAAATTCTCTCTTCTGGAATTTCATTTAGTGGACCATCTAGCATACTTTCTCTGGATCTTGGAGGACAAAATAAATATATTTTAGAATATTTATATCTCAATCCACTTCTAGAACTACTAAATAAACTTTGTAAAAAAGTTGTCTTTCCTGAACCAGGTTTACCTATAATTAACGTAGAAGTAGATAATTTATTAAATGCTGTATTCATCAACTCATAATCATTTAGACAAGAATTTAATTGACTATCACAAACACATTCTGGAATTTTTAATTTTGGTTTTTTATGTCTTATTAATTCAATACTCATTATATATTAACGGCGAAAAAATTTTATCTAATTATATTAATGCCGTGGAAAATAAGAAAATTACGAAACAAAGATTTATACCAAGTGAAAAACATAAAGACAGGAGAAATCCACTCAAAACACACGACATTAGAAAATGCAAAAAAACAAGTGAGACTTCTTTACCGAATTGATAAACAGAAAGAAATAGATAAAATAAAATTTCCGATAAATCCATTTGAAGAATTATATAATTATGTCCCAGGAAATATTTTATGAGTTTAATGTAAATGCCAGCAAAAAAAGAAGAAAAATCACAATCCGTGAAAGTTAATATTAACCTGGGTGAAACTAAAAAACCAAGAAAACCACGTGGAAAACGTAAACCATCACAAAAAAAATTACCAAGTGTTCCAATGACATACCCAAGAACGTTTCCACAAGCACAATACTCACAACAACCACAATATATACCTTTATATGTAAATCAATATCCAAGTTTTGCTGGAGCTGGAACTTTAAATTATATGAATTCTGGAATACCAGCAAATCCACAACTATTAGCAGGAACATCTACTGCTCCGTTATTATTGGGTAATGGAACTACTACTCCAACAACTGCTATGACACGAATGACTTCAAATGGAAAATTTAATATTCCACAATCATTTTATGTCCCAGCTGAAAAACCAAATTATCCGAGAATAGATATTAAAAAAAGAATTGAAGACATAAATCGTCCAAAAATGATAACTCAAACTGAAATACCAAACATTGGAAATGAAGAATTCGAACGACGAAGAGAAAATATTTTAAAATTCACTGGAAATTATCAACGTCCTACTATAACAGAATTTGATGAAGAAACTGGATTACCAATAAAAAATAGAGAATATGGATTCGCTGATAGAAGACAAGAACAAGCATTCATAGATTTGAATGGAATATTAAATTTAGTTCCACCTAATTTACCATCAAGAAGTTCGTCGATATCATTGGAAAGTCAGTATTCATCAACTCCAAGTGAAATGCAAAGAGCAATGGATTTATTTCAAGAAGATGATGCCGATGAAGGATTTTTTAGTTCATCGAATACTTCTGTTGATGATATGCCTTCGTTAGAACAAATACCTCGTATTCCATTACCACCTCCACCTCGTGTTCGATTAGCACCGCCACCTCGTATTCCATTAGCACCGCCACCTCCTCCACTATCTTCTGCTCCTCCATCTTACGCGGACGTAATGTTCTATGATTATTTAAGACCAGAATTAGAAAAATTACCAGCAGAAGAAACAATAAGAAAAGAAAATTTAATTGAAACATTTATTCCATATTCTTATGGTGATGAAGAAGATTTAGAATTTGAAGATGCGAGAGAAGGTTACAAAGTAGCAAATCCTCTTTTCGCATAACATTTTTTCCATACGTATATTAGATGTCTTACAAAGAAAAAAAAATAATAAATATAAATTCTCAAGATGCGACAATAAAAATAAATGGTACATTTTTGTCTGAGTTAACATTTTCATTTCCAAACATAGTAAGTCAAAATGAAGAAATTGAATATTTAGAAGGTGGATTAGAAAGTGCTGTGTTTCCAGTTTCTTTTTATGTTGTCAATTATAGTAATAATATTTTTAGTTATACAATTTTTCATTTAGGAGTATATACTGATTATTCAATCACGATACCAGTAGGAAATTATGATTATAAAACATTATTCACTGCCATGCATACTGCCTTCACTGCAAACGGACATAATTTTGTTTTAACATTAAATGAAATTAATGGAATTATGACAATGGAATAAAAACCTACTAGTGGAAGAATTTTTTATAGAATTAATCACTCATTATCAACTTCTT